CTCCTTTTTTTCTTTTTCTTTTTTTTCATACTATCTAGTACAAGTTTCTTCGCTTTTGCAGCGTCACCTCTTTGTGGGTTCATCCTGCCGGGCTCTATAGGATATTTTTTCTTAGGCCTGTTGCCTGCCATCCCAAGTTTTTTTGCCTGGGGGTTTGAGTTTGCTTGCTTTTTTCTTTTCTCATTCATTTTCGGGTTTGAATTACCTATAGCATTATCTGCCTCTATTCGCCCTGCGGCTCCTGGCTTAGTTTTGTTTTTATGAAAACCTGCGCCCCTTGGCTCATTTCTTGTAGTCCTTGGGGTAGGGCCATAGTTTGCTTTTGCTTTATAAACTTTACGTTTCTTTTTAGTAACTTTTGCTTGTTGGTGATATTTAGTCATTTTTTTCTCCTTTAGGTTCTAAGTACTGTGTATCTACTCCGGCTAGTCTTAATAGCTCGGAATCCGGCAGTCGTTCTAGTTGCTGGATCTTGTCTACATTTATATTAACTTGTGTTGCTTGTTCAGGTGCGAATAACCCATGTAGTTTACATAGGGAGTCAACAACGTTTTTTTCTTCTGTGGCGGTGGCCGATTTTCGGTGGGCTTCTAAATACATGGTAGTGGCTGTGTTTCTATCAAACTTCACCTCTTCGCGCATCTCCTCGCGTAAGTATTCTATGGCTTGATTAATTTTCGGTTTTTTAAAAACCTCGTACACGTGATCCATGTTGCGGTACCCTGCGGCACGACCAGCAGCTGCTTTGTTCAACCCTCTTAGGTGAAACAATACTAATCTTTCTTCCTGGACCGAAAGCTCGGATAGTTTTACTCCTGCATAAGGGAAATGAGATTGAAGTTCGACTCTATCTTCGTCTGTAACTTCCATTGGTTGGTCTGCGACTAAGCTCATGTTTGTAAATATACCTTATAACGTTTTATAAGGGAAATTTATAATAAAAATTTTTTTTGAAAAAGTAGTTCTATATCGCTCTTCCATTCCCCCTCCCCGCTGCCAGCGACCCACACCCTCCCCGAATCCGAATTTCAAACACTAATCCAGTTTCAATCAATTGGAACCTTGTCTCGAATAATACATGGTCACGGACAACACAAGGTTGTCTTTCCAAATAGTCTTGTAAGGTAGGTAAAAGGTTTATCTACTATAACTAGCTATATAGGAGATTATCATGGCTAATACAATAACTAAGTCTTTCGACACTAACACTGTCAAAGCAAACAAAGGCAGAGCTTTATCTGTCTCCAAGAACGGCAACCTTAACATGGACGCTAAAGTAGCGAACCCAGCTTACGATGAGGACGCAAAGAAGAACACACCTGAGTCATACAAAATGACATCTATCAGGGACTGCTTCGACTTCTTCCTACTCAAAGAAGACGGTTCTGTATCGTTCAAACTTAAACCACATGTAAACCTAGCTGGCGGCACAGCAGTCACGGCGTTCGGTAGAGAGTGGACACCAAAGGATGAGGAGTAATCATGAGAATATCATATACTCTAGGTCGTATAACTAAGGGAGTAGCGAAAGCTGCTCTCCCTGTTGGCAAATGGGCAACCCAACAAGCAGCCAACATAACATCGGAATTCGTACGCGGTATGGCAGAACAACCTACTGTCATCGCCACAGACGAGTCCTACAAGAACGCAGTGCAAGACAACAGCATTGATAACGAAATAAAGCAGGAACTTAATCAAGAACCTGTTCAACCAGAACTACCAGGAATGGACACTGAACCACAAACAGTTCAGAACCAGTCATGAGTAGTCATTACCTACCAGAGTCCATATGGGCTCTGGTTGAACATTGGAGAGCATAATGAATATATCATTAGTACTTATTGATTACGCAGCAATTGCAATAATCGTTTACATAGCGTTAACAGTCTTATCAAGAGCATTAATCTTTGGACTATACGCTTACTTCATTAGAGAATTTTTCAAGTCTGAGAAATCCTCAACATCATCGGTCAAGTCTGACCAATTCAATCCTAACTTAGATTTCTAAATTAGCCATCATAGGAGCCCTTCGGGGCTTCTTCTTTTTTTAAGAGCTACTATCATGCCTGCCTATTACTATCATCACGAGCGGATGCGAGTGTGCCTTGTGCATACAACATGCTTGACTTTGGTTCCTTGTGTTCCACGGACCTGCCCCGATGTGGAACCAGTTCATGGAACCACGACAATGCCTGTTCTTATGCCAAGGCGGCGGCGTTGGCCTGCCTGCGGTTCCACGGTTCCGCCAAGTTCAGCTACTGTGTTATTAGAGTCGACCACCGGCCTAGAATATATAACTTATAATGAATGTTATTTTTACGTGGAACCACGGAACCATATTCTATATCCCGCATTCTTATCGCCCTGGTTGCGTTCCACATGTAGTGGAACCAAGTGGAACCAAACGGAACCGGCCCAGCAGCCTGCAGCATATAAAATGCTGCTTCCATATAGTTTATTGTAGGTCACATGTGGCTTACAGCGACAGCACGCAGTCGCACTAAAGTGCGTGTCGGTGTCTCCGAAACGACCACGGCCAGATGACAAGCTGGCCACTTAATTAATCCATAACCACAAGGAGGTAACTATGGGACTTGACGCATATGCTGGCTTTCAAGAGCCAAAACAAAAACGTGATGACAATGTTGTAGAACTAAATGACAACATCGGTGCACAACAAGAGCACGGATTCTACTGGCGTAAACACGCTAGACTTCAGCAGTACATGATGGAGTTGTACGACAAGAAGAACGGCGGCCCGGCTCGGGGTGAACGACAGGGGATGATGGACTCATTCAATGGCGGAGACTTACTCGTGTTAGATCGAATTGACATCGAAGAACTACAATTGTTGATTGAAGATGATCGACTACCTTTCTGTCCAGATGGTTTCTTTTGGGGACATCAGTTCCAAGAAGAATCGTGCAAAGAGTACAAACAGCAAGACTTAGAGTTTTGCGAGAAGGCTCTGACTTGGATAGACCAAGGTAGAACAGTTTGGTACGACTGTTCATGGTAAAGGAGGAACTATGATTAAAGACTATTTTAGATCGGTACTGATGGGTACGGGCGTTCTGTTCGTGCTCTTCGGTATCGCAACGAGTATTCAATACTCACTCATACTACTTGGTGTCGGGGTCGGCATCGGTTCAATATTGTATTTACTATGGAGGTTATTATGAATGCAAATATAGTTAGTGCGCTGACAACAGCGCTCTGGATATTAATAGAACTTATACAGTTCGGTTACATGGCTTATCTAGCTTGGAGGAATAAAGATGTTGCTTATAGGAATACTGTCGGCGCTGGGTCTGTTAATCCTAGCACTTAAAGCGGGCGGCAAGAAGGCTATCGGTCACGATATCTTTGTTGACGTTCTAATCACAGTCACATTAATGGTGTGCTTTTATGGCACATTCAGCGGTATGACTGCAGCAATGATGGGCGGTTTGTCTGCGTCTGTTGTCTTATTCATTATGAAAAAGACGATGGTGCACGAGAAACTGACTGTCGAAAAGGGCGAACGGGTTGTAATGATTACACCTGTTCAAATTAAAATACCTACAGTCAAAACTAAGTGGAAGACTGTAGAACCAGAATGGAGGAGTTAATATTATGCAAACCATTAATCCACAATCACTTATAAGCGAATTGAAAGACGCCGTTAAAGCTGGCTATCCAGCTATGGTCTGGGGTGGCCCAGGTATCGGTAAGTCTGACATACCCGCACAAGTAGCCGCCGAAATGAATATGAACATTATTGATTTTCGTGCAAACTTATTTGACCCAGTAGATGTCAGAGGTATACCGTATCTAGCGCAAGCTAATGCAGAATCTCCCAAGTACACGTCATGGGCTGTACCCGATGTGTTTCCTATCGCAGAACGCGACGGCGACAGAGGTATCTTGTTTATCGACGAGTTACCAACCGCACCACCAGCAACGCAGAATGCGTTCTTGCAATTATTGCTAAACCGTAAATTGGGTGATTATGAGCTCCCAGTAGGCTGGGCAATACTATGTGCTGGTAATAGACTAACTGACGCAGCAGCTGTATATCAGATGCCATCGCCAGTTAGAAACAGACTAGCTCACTACGAACTAGAACCAACGTTGGACGACTGGATTCAATGGGCTCACCAAAATGATATCGACACAGATCTCATTTCGTTTATCCAATACAGACCTGGACTTCTGTCCAATTTTGATGCGGATGAGTACGCTTTCCCAACACCACGTGCGTGGTCAATGGTTAGCAAGAAGCTATCAAGAGCGAACACCGACCCAGAACGATTGTTCTACGGCGTAGCTTCGTTGGTTGGCGATGGTCCAGCTGGTGAGTTTGTAGCCTTTAGAGATATTGCAAGCAGACTACCTGATATTGATGTGCTTATCAAAGACCCATCGAAATACAAGCGTGACGATAACCCAGCGTTATTGTATGCCTTGGCTAATGCAGTTGCAGCTAGAGCTGCCAACGACACAATGGACAACATTATGAAACTAGCAGCTAAACTAGTTGTCGAGTATCAAGTTGTTCTAGTAAAGGGCTGTCTTGCAAGAGACAAAGAGCTCAGACAGCATCCAGCTATTCGTAACTGGATCACTAAAAATGCTAACGTTATACTATAGGAGGATTTATGAAAACAGTTAGATTATCGAGTAATTTAAGATATGACATTCAAAGGGCAGCAGAAACTAAATTTAACAAAGCTAACCCTAAGAAAGACTACCCCAGCGACGGTATGCAGTTGTTTATAGACGAAGGCTATCAACTAAAGATAGACAAGACTGTTAAACACTTCAAAGACGTATGGGGTTTTGATATGCCCACAACAAACGCAAGAGAGCTAGTTATATCTAGTTCTCATTACGTTGTGGATGAAGACGGCGACGAAGAAGAACGTGACAAGTCTTATACTTTGACACTACCTGATATACCTGTACCTAACACTTTGTTACGGTATGGTGATTCAATGCGTGTCCAAGTAGAACCTGACAACGCAACGTTCTTGGCTTGTGTCGAGATCGAAATGTACAATTCTAAGTTATCTGACAACTTATACAGTTACAGAACTAACATTAGACAAGTACTAGATCGTTTTACTACCCTTAACCAGCTGATTAAAGCTGCACCTTATATGAAGGATCTTGTACCGCAAGAAAGACTGCAAAAAATGCACGAAGTAGATGACCGCTCTGGTCGTCGTGCACAACAAGCAGAACTAGCGGATAGCGAGTTATCTGAATTACGAGAAGTGCTGCTTGAAGACGCATTACTTGGAGACGACTAATGAATCCATTATTCGTAAAAGCTAGATCAAGACTAATCCTTGACAATCCATTCTTTGGCACACTGTGTCTTCGACTCAAAGCTGTTGAGTTCGAGGAAGAAACAGGTGCAACGGATGGTGTCCATTTGTTTTACAACCCTAAGTGGTTCGAGAAACTTACGGACATGGAAAGGATTGGCTTCTTGGCTCACGAAGTTATGCACGTTGTGTTTCTACATATTACACGTAGAGACAACCGACACGCGACCAAGTGGAACGTAGCTTGTGACTATGCAATTAACAATTACCTAGTCGCAGAAGGTTTTATTTTGCCAAAAGGCGGTCTTGTGGATGCGCAGTACAATGATATGACTGCGGAAGCTATCTACAATATGTTACCCGAACCCGACAAAGGTTGGGATAATGTATCAGTAGATTTTGGTAAATGCGGTGGAGTTATGGACCACCCTGGCACAGATGGCACAGCCGGTAAAACCGGCGCCATCGAGGCTGGCCTGACTGTAGCAATACACCAGGCTGCCGA